AATTTACCACCTGGTGTGTTCAAAAGATGTAAAGCTTTTTTACCATCTGGTAAAGCCGTTATATAATAAGTTAAATCACCCGCATAAATTCTTCTTTGGATATTAACTTCTTGCATCCTTAACAAAGTATCAAATGCGGGTGTTAAATAATAACTTCCTGCCATGTTACCGATTTGGGCAAGACCACCCCCTCCTCCTAAACCTGTTCCAGTACCAATTCCTGCAAATCCTCCTAAACCAAACATTAGATTGTTCAATGTAGATGGTGTAAACCAAAGAACCTCATTAATTTCTCTGCCGGCCGGTATTTCATATATTTGTTGATTTGGAACTAACTGAACGTAATCTTTTTTAATTTCCCAATCACCTCCAGCTTGTAACCCAACAATTTTTGAATAGGCAAAAGTGTATCTTGTTTCAAAATCTAAACTTTTAGTAATGAAAGCTCTTGATAAAGATTGAGTGTCAAGATTCAAATTATACAATGATGTCCATTGAGATTCAATTAACCAATCTTGTACGTATTGAGAATAGTCGTCTATTGAATATTCTAATAAAGTATCCATCATTTCGTCCTCCAATTCCACGGATCTTAATGGGGCACCTAAAAGATGTCTTACCTTTTGATAAAACTCACTTCTTTCGGGTTCATTGATTATTGCCATAAAATATTTTTTATATAAATATCTTTGAACTATATTATTATCTTGTTTAAATTTTTTTTATATAATTCTACTAGTTTTCTTATTTCTTGATTTTCACCCCCAAGTTCTTTTATTTTGTTGGTAAAATATTTAATTCTTTCTTTATAAAAGTCAATTTCTTTTTTAACGTCTCTAGATATTGAATTTTTGACAGGTATTTTAGAAATTTCTTTTTGTATAGGAATTTCAAAATTACTTTGTAGCGGCATTTCATAATAATAAATAAAGTAAGGCGGTTGTGTTTTCGGGTTACTTATCGTTAACATTCTATTGTGGTCATTTCTAAACATTACATATTTATTTTCGGTTCTGTCTACATATAAAATTACATCGACATTTTCCCCTTTATATTTTGTTTGTCTATGCCATGATGAAACTTTAAAATAATACCCTCTATCTCCACCATCGAAATATTCAATTTCATTGTTTTTATTTAAAAAAGGTTTGACTTGGAAATATATGGTATCTCCCCCTTTTATAATTAAAACAATATCTTGTCCTTTCTTTCTATCATTAACATCGCCAGAACAATGTTCATATAATTCATAAGATACACCCTCTTGATCAGGACTAAGATTGTATATTTGTCTAATTATTTGTTTTGCATAACTTTCATTATCTTTACCAATCTCAATAGTTCCTATATTTGGTTCTGCCAATCTATCTAAATACATTCCATCGTTCGCAAATAAATCATATGCGTGATCCTTGATCCATGTTTTGAAGTCGATTACTCCTTGAGTTTCTTCTAACCATATATTATAGATTTCTTTTTTAACACGACTATTAGTATCGAATCTATTAATTATCGACCACTGACTAGTACCTCCGAATTTTTTTTCAGAATAATCACCACCTAAAACCCCTAATTCAGTTGTACATTTTTTTGTTTCTATTTTACCTAGACAACCATTTTTATATTGTTTATTGTAACAACCAACATATTGAGAATGTATAAGTTCTCTTAAGCCTTTTGTGGTATATGGGAATGCAAAAGTTTTACTAATCTCGTTAATGACTCCTTTATTAAAAATATCTTCTTTGATTGTTTTTTTTGTTTTTGATAAATATAACTCCTCAATAAAATCCCAATTTACAACATTCCAAAAATTATTAATATATTCATCTCTTTTGTTTTGGTATTTTAAATAATATGCGTGTTCCCAAACATCCAAGCCTAAAAGTGGAAACCCTCCTTTTTTTACAACATTCATAAGTGGGTTATCTTGATTAGGGGTAGACATTATTTTTAATTTACCATCTTTAGAAAGATATAACCAAGCCCATCCAGAACCAAAACGATCTTTTGCTGCTTGATTGAATTCGTCTTTCATTTTTTTAATATTTCCGAAATCTTTTTTTATTTGTTTATATATCTCTCCTCTTGGTATTTGTTTTTTCGGCGATAACATTTTCCAAAACAAAGCATGATTAAACGCACCGCCAGCATTGTTCCTAACCTTAGTGTCGAATCTACTTATAGATTTAATAATTTCTTCTAATTCCATGTCACCGTCTTTGTTTTTCAAAGACTTATTCAACTTATTAACATAACCTTTGTAATGTTTGTTGTAGTGAATATCCATAGTTTTTGTATCAATAAATTTTTTTAGAGATGAATAAGAATATGGTAGTTTATCAATCCCAATTTTTTTCATTTCCAAAATAAATTTATCCTTAATTAAATTTTTTTCAGTTAATAACATTTGTTCCGTAAGTAGATTTAATTTTCCTGTAATTGATTTCGATTCATACATTATTGATTCTAGTTCAGGATAAGATTCTTCAAATTTTTTAACAATTTGACCAGCAAATGCGTTTGCCTCATCTTCATTAACTCCACCAATATTTGGGCCTTGTTTTCTTTTCAAAATTGTCATTTGGTATTCATGAACCCATTCATGTGCTAAAGTTCTCATGATATCTCTGTTTAGTCTACCTTTGGCTAGCACTTTAATCAAATTGTCCCCCCTTCTACTTCCTGTAGACATTTTTCCATATCTATCATTTAAAAACATTAATTTTAAATTTGTTTTCAAAGGATACTCTTTTTGTAGAAAATTGATAAATTTTTCTACAAAATCTTTGTTTTTTTTTAATTCCGGAGTTTCGTATTTAATGTAGACTTTCATTTACGATAAATATTCAGTAAAAAAAAACTAAAACAGATTTGATTAATTATTTATACTTAAGAATCATGTTAAGAATTTCTTCAGCAACATCACCTACATTTTCAGGTATTTGATCACCCATTACAGTTCTTATGATTTCTTTCTTTTTAATTAAAATATCATAAATCGCCGCTTCGATTGTGTTATCAAAAATAGGATAGTAAACTAATACATTTGATTTCTGACCGTATCGGTAAGCCCTGTCTTCAGCTTGTGAGTGTTCTGCCGGTACGAATGAAAGGTCGTTCATAATAACAACCTCAGCGGACGTTAATGTCAAACCAACTCCTGCGGCTTTGAGATTTCCTACAAACACTTTGATCTTTTCATCTGTTTGAAATTGGTCAACAGCTTGTTGACGAACTGAGTTAGAACAACTACCATCTAAATAAACCGCTTGTTTTCTAAAGTGTTGATAGATTGTTTGGAGTGAGTCTGTAAAGTTTGTAAAAATAATAACTTTTTTCCCTTGTTCTAAAATGTTTTCGGCAAATTCAATAGTTTGTCTTGTTTTTTCGTTGGCAATTACTTTTCTAACTTTCATTAACTTTGAAAACTGAACGGTAAGTGATGATGATTCGTCAGGATTTTTATCATACCAATCATAGTATTCGCCCATTAGATTTTCATATTCTTTTGATTGTAATCTCAAGTATACAGGTGTAATAATTTTATCAGGTAGGTCTAAAACTTCTTCTTTTAATCGTCTAAGGATTTGTTTAGAAGTTCGATCTCTTAACTCTTCTAAGTTAGAGGCTCCTGTAACATTCCATACTTTTCTATTTCCCGCTTTAAACTGATACCCTTGGCAGTATCGAATGGCGTATGCCATCCAATTCTGTGCAACAGGGCTTTCGATGATACTCAAAAGATTGTAATAATTCATAGGTCGTGAAGTCATCGGCGTTCCAGTTAACAACCATACTCTATTAATTTTTTTAACAAAACTATTAATGATTTTTGTTCTTTGTGCTTGAGCGTTCGAGATCATATGTGCCTCATCCAAAATAACCAAATCAAAATTACATTGTTCTAATAAAGTTAATTCCTTACTTTTTGGATCGTGGAAGTTTTTTAATATATCGTAATTGATAATTACAAAATCATGTTCGGTTGAAAACTTTTTTCCTTCACAAATAAAAACGGAACGATCTGAATAGTTCTCAATTTCTCTTTGCCAATTTATTTTTAATGATGCCGGACAAACAATTAATATTTTTTTTGCCTGAGTTTCAAGTGCTGCGATTATTGTTGATGTTGTATTATGTGTAACAATAGCGTTTTCAGTAACATACAATTTATCTGGTGAATTAACAGAAATACAAACTGCTTCACCAACACCTTCATATTTAATATCTTTGATATATCTACCAACTTTATATTTTTTTGGGTTATTATACAAATTAAATTTTCTTCTAAGTTTGAACGGATTCATATGTTTTGGTAATTTAATATTTACCCTATAAGATTTTTTACCTTCTTTTTTGATACCTTTATGTCTATACCAAGGTTTTCGTGATTTTTTTCTTGCAATACCACCTAAACTATTAACAATTTCAATAACATCATTACATAATTTTTCAGATGTTGTTGAAAATTCAGTCCCTTCAAAGCACCCTTTTTTACTAACTGAACAAGTTCCATCAGTATCCATCAAACCTTTTATAATTTCTAATCTTGATTCAATTGATGAATATTTGTATATGTTTGGAATAAATTTATTTTCTGATCCACAACCCATTAAATTTAATTCTTTTAAAATTTGTATAACTTCATTTCTGTGTCCATTTATTTTTGTTATTCTATAACCATACTTTGAATTATTATTTTTGATAATTTGTGTATTTTTTGGTAGAATATTTATAATATACTCAACAATTTCATCATCTTTTGTTGTAAAACTAATACCTTTTTGTGTTATACCACCATCACCTAAAATAAGACCTAATAAATATGGGTTAAGTGGTAAACTATTATGATTAAATTCTATTGGTTTTACAATAGGAATTTGCCATTTATTGTTACCATTTTTTTCTTTAAAAAATGTTTTATAGTTATATGTCCTATTTTTATTATTCTGTGAACCATTAATCCCAAGAGTTAAGTTTTCGTCTAACATTTGTTCAACCGATAATACAATAGATTCTTTATTTCTTTTATTTTTAGTATTATCACCAAAACTTCTTGATTTAACAGAAAATAAATGCTCTTTAGAAACTAAAACAGAAGAATCGTCATTAAACGTGACTCTATATAAATCTTTAATTCCTTGAGGATAAACACCTCTAACTAAACATTTTTTACCATCACTACCAATTACTTCATCACCAACAATCAAATCCCCTATTTTTTTTCTACCATTAGGGGTAAATACTCTGTTTTCAACGAATTCCGCTTTGCCAAGTCCCATATCGTCTGCCAAAATAAATCTTTTTGAACCTGCCAATTTTTCAATCGCAATTTTTTGGTGATTTAGAGGAGGACGATGAGAATACTTAGAATAATCAATTTCAACACTCTGAACGTTATGTGTTTTGATAAGTGCAGATTTAGGAACCCAAAATTCAGATAATTGATCCTTTTCAAAAAACTTACCCCAAATATGATAAGACTTTTCTTTTTCAACTAATACTTTTTCAACATAGATTTGATTTGGGATTTCTAGCAAATATTTTTCTTCAGCAAACTTTTTAGAGAAATAAGTGTCTAAGTCAACCCATTTTCTTGCAACCTTTGGTGTTGTTTCAAAATAAGAGACAATGTAATCAGCCTGAGCCCTTGTGGGATAAAACTTTTTTGAGTTTTCTTTTTTTTGTTTTAAAAAAAGTATATAGTTATTTGCACCACTATAAGAGTTAAGTAGTTCAAGAGCTTTGTGTTCAACTAAAGACGATATATTATCCAATCCAAGTCTTTTACTAAAAATAACAATAAAATAAATATTTATCAATAAAACAATATAATGAAGAGTAATGTTCCAATAACAAGACTTGGTAAATTTTTTGGAGATAAAGACTTTGAACTTGAGATTGGTATGGGTCAAGAGTGGTTAATTGGTGACATGAATTACACTTGTGTTTTATATAAAATTGATACAAACAAAATTAAAACCGATGATGTTTATGGTGAAGTTGTTAGTGACGGAATAAAATTTTTACCCCCCGTTGAGTTTAATGCTCAAGTAACTATCGCAGCCCCCGAAAACAAATTTATTGGGACATCAACAAAAATGGATCAGGTTGAGCCAGGAAACATTACAATATCGGTTTATTTGAAAACTTTACAAGATTTACAAATAGATATTGATTTTGGAGACTACGTTGGTTATTACGATAGTGAAAATTTTGTTCGTTATTATACGGTTGTTAATGATGGTCGAGTTGTATCTGATACAAAACATACGTATAAAGGGTTCAAACCTTTTTTCAAGACCATAATCGCGGCTCCTGTTGGACCAAATGAATTTAGAGGATTATAATGGCAATACCAAAGAAAGGACCTGTTAAACCTACATTACCTTTGACTTACCCAAAAACTCTTTTACCAAGAAGGGAACAAATCAAAGATATGATTACCAAAGATGGAACTTATCTTCCTAAATCGCTTCTTCATACAGATTTGGATCGTGGATTTTTGGATTTTGTAAAAGAAAAATTCAAAATTGTTTCTGAAGGAATTAATATACCTGTTGTTGATATATTAGTAACAACTCAAAATTGGTCTCAGTTTGTTGAAACATGGGACTTACAAAATATCGATAAGAACTTAGAACCACCCTTTATTACGGTTATTAGAAACCCTGAAGTTAAATACGGAAACAACCCTGCGGTGATGTATGGTATTCCTAATAGAAGAATGTATTATTATATGCAAGTACCAACATGGAATGGAAATGTTGTAGGATCTGACATTTATAAAATACCACAACCACTTCCTATCGATTTAAAATACTCAGTTGCAATAGTTTGTAATAGAATGAGAGAGGTTAATACATTAAATCAAAGAGTAATGGAAACTTTTGCTTCAAGACAAGCGTATCAAACAATAAACGGACATTATATTCCAATTATTAATGATTCATTCACGGACGAGTCTGTAATGGATTTAGAAAAAAGAAAATACTATATTCAAAAGTATGATTTTACAATGATGGGGTTTTTAATCGATGAAAATAAATTTGAGGTCAGTCCTGCGATATCAAGAACTATCCAAATGTATGAAGTAGATCAAAGACCAATAAAAAGACCCCAAAAAAAACAAGATCCTGTTCAACCACAAATAATAACACTTAACTATCCTATAGGAAACTTATCACGAGAATATTTTTTTGAATATACATGTAATTTGAATTTTCAAAACACAGTTAACATTATAAGTTATTCAGTATATATTAATGATCAGTACTATGGTGACGACGTTACATTAATTCAGATTAATACGGATGACACTTTAAAAATTGATGTTACTAAATTAAATCTTGGATTGGAATCTGAAATATCTTTTGTACAAATTTTAATTTAAAATTCTCCGTAAATATCTTTTTTTTCTTTACATTTTTCTAAAATTAAATTTTCCAAAAATTTATACATTTTAACACCTCGTTTATCACAATATTTTTTTAACACATTGTGAACTTCTGCATCTATTTTAAGATTTTTTATTTTCTTCGGATCTTTCATAACATAGGTAGAATAAAGGCAGAATAAAATCCTACCAAAGTATAAATATTTTGATCAATGTAAAGTTTTTACAAAAAATTGCAATATTTATAGTAAAAATAAATAAATAAAGACTTTTCAAAAATGCCAACAAACAGTAAAGTTTTCGTTTCACCTGGAGTATATACTTCTGAAGTTGATTTGAGTTTCGTATCTCAAAGTGTGGGAGTAACTACATTAGGTATAGTAGGTGAAACTTTAATAGGTCCAGCATTCGAACCTATTTTCATAACAAATTTCAATGAATTCCAAACAGTATTCGGAGGGACTTCACCTGAAAAATTTGTAAATACACAAATTCCAAAATTTGAGGCATCATATATTGCAAAAGCATATCTACAACAATCAAACCAATTATTTGTAACACGAATTTTAGGGTTATCAGGTTACGATGCTGGACCATCTTGGTCGATCACAACTTCGGCTAATGTTGATCCATCCACAATAGGTATTTGGTGCTTGAGTTCTATCACTAACTTCAATACCTGTGAAAATGTTTGTGTTATACCTAAAGAGTTAGTGTTTTCAGTACCTTTTACGGCTTGCACTAACTCAACTTCGACTATTGGCTTTCAAGCAAATTTTCCTTACGAAATTCAATCGATTCTCACAGAACAGTATGAAGAATTCAATGGGGATACTTCAACATTGGAAACTCAAATCAATAATTTAATTTTCAATGTAATTACAAGTAATAACCCATATTTGGCTGAGGATGAACAAATTGCTTATTTTGGATCAATTGATACTGGTGATTATAATATTTTAAATGGGGCTGGTTGGACGGCAGAAACAAATGTTTTCGAAGTTCCTTCAGTGTCATTGGATGATACTAATTTGGAGTCATCGTTTAACGATTCATGGTATTACTCTTTGTTTAATAACATGGGCAATACCAACTATACTGGTTTTTCGTTCTCTACTTTAATTTCTGGTTTAACAGCATATTTTCCTTTCCCAACACCAACACCACAGGCGAGTGCATCACCAACACCAACACCATCTGCGGTAAATCCATGTATAACTCCCTCTCCTTTTGTATCACCAACACCAACCCCAACTCCTGTGAATATACAATGTTATGCGGGAACTATTGTTGGTAAAATATACTACTTTACAGGAACGTCTTACGTTGATTACGACAATGTTGTTGTTGCGACATTAAGGTCAAGAGGTATTTCAACTTACACCACAGATACAAATCCACTTTATTCAGTAACAGGAATTACGGACGCTAGTTTGGATATGACAGGTAAATATATAGGGGTTCTTAAAAATCCCTATTTAACATTCGCAGTCAATTGTACAGACAAATTCGGAACAAATTTTTCATTCGAAACATCTTTATCACAAAACGATCCTGAATATATTAGTAAAGTATTTGGGATTTCTAATTTTCAAAAACCAAGAATCGAAGTTCCTTTGTTCAATGAAGAAGTTTTCCAATCGTGGTTAAATTATTCTTGGAGAAAGGGTTATATACGAGGCCTTAACCCCAATTTTATAGAGTTAGACTCTGCTCAAAGTGGAGACCCTAATTCGATTGGTTGGTATTTAGATAGATGGCAAACACCAGTTTCTCCATATGTTGTTTCTGAATTACGTGGTAACAAAGTTTACGATTTATTTAGATTTTATACAATTTCTGATGGTGATGCGGCAAACACTTTGATTAAAATATCGTTGATCAATCAAACCTATAATAATTTAACATTTGATGTGTTAATTCGTGACTATTTTGATACCGATGCAAACCCTGTAGTTTTAGAAAAATTTACAAATTGTACAATGGATCCTGGACAGAACAACTTTATTGCAAATAAAATTGGTACTCTTGATGGGGAATACATTTTGAATTCAAAATATGTAATGGTTGAAATGAATGAAGACGCTCCAATTGACGCACTTCCTTGCGGATTTAACGGGTTTAACTTTAGAAATTATGCAGGCGCAAAATCACCTTTCCCAATTATCAAAGGTAAATATGACTTCCCTGGTGAGGTAATTTACAATCCACCATTTGGTTTATCTTCAGGTAATGACGATTCGTTGGTAAGTCCAGGAGACAACGTGAGAAGAACTTACTTAGGTATTTCTAATAATCTAGGTTGGGATCCTGCATTTTTCGAACATGTTGGTAAGCGAAATCCTTTAAATTCTTGTGATATTGATGGTCTTCCGTTCAATTACAGATCTGCAGGTTTCCACATGGACATAAATGCAAGTGGTTTAACACTTGGTCCTGAATTTTCAACAAGTGGGTCTCCAAGATTTGTCTGTGGTAACTCTGCTTTCATAACTGAACCTGAATTACCAACAAATACATATTATAGATTATTCGCACGTAAATTCACATTCTTAGTACAAGGTGGATTTGATGGGTGGGATATATATAGAGAATACAGAACAAACGAAGATAGATTTCAAATTGGTAGAGCCGGTTATCTACGAGGAGCTTGTCCATCGAGTAGATACCCTAACGCGACGGGTTGGGGAGCTTTTAAAGAAATTTCTTTGGGAGATGGAACTCAGAATTTTGCAAACACCGACTACTACGCATACTTATTAGGACAACAAACTTTTTCGAATCCTGAAGCAGTAAATATAAATCTTTTTGTGACACCCGGTATTGATTATTTAAATAATAGTAACTTAGTTGAGGATGCAGTTCAAATGATAGAATTTAACAGAGCGGATTCTTTGTATGTATGTACAACGCCCGATTATGATTTATATTTACCAACTGTAACTGGTATCGACGGTTTCATTTACCCAACAGAAGCGGTTGATAATTTAGAAAATACAGGAATTGATTCAAACTATACGGCAACTTATTATCCGTGGGTATTGACAAGAGATAGTGTAAATAACACTCAAATTTATATCCCACCAACAGCTGAAGTAACAAGAAACTTAGCCTTAACAGATAATATTGCCTTTCCATGGTTTGCGGCAGCAGGATATACTAGAGGTATAGTTAATTGTATCAAAGCTCGTAAAAAATTGACTCAAGAGGATAGAGACATTTTATATGTTGGTAGAATTAATCCAATTGCAACTTATTCTGACGTAGGAACTGTAATATGGGGTAACAAAACACTACAATTACGAGAATCCGCTCTTGATAGAATCAATGTTAGAAGATTATTGTTACAAGCACGTAAGTTGATTTCAGCAGTATCTGTAAGATTATTGTTTGAACAAAACGACGCACAAGTAAGACAAGACTTCTTAAACGCTGTAAACCCAATCTTAGATTCGATTAGAAGAGACCGAGGTCTATATGACTTTAGAGTTACACTTTCTAGTGATCCACAAGATATCGACAGAAACCAAATGACAGGTAAAATTTATATTAAACCTACACGTTCACTTGAGTTTATCGATATTACGTTCTTTATTACACCGACTGGAGCTTCTTTCGAGAACATCTAAAAAACAATGAAAAAGGAAAAAGGGGGGTCTTCCCCCTTTTTTTATTTATAGGATATTTATTATTATGGATTATAAAAAATTAGTAAGAGGTATTATATCAGAAATAATACAAGACCAACTGACACCAACAATGAAGTATTATGCATTTGATTGGGATGATAATCTTATGTATATGCCAACAAAGATTTACTTAAAAGATGACAATGGTCAAAGTGTTGGTATGTCCACGGATGATTTTGCGGAGTATAGAACTGAAATTGGAAAAGAACCTTTTGATTACGATGGACATACCATTGTTGGTTTCGATAACGACGCATTTCGTGACTTTACGGTAACGGGTGATAAAAAATTTTTAGTGGATTCTATGAAAGCCCCAACGGGTCCAGCATGGAGTGATTTTGTGGAGGCAGTAAATGATGGATCAATTTTTGCAATAATTACCGCAAGAGGACATACACCAAGTATATTAAAAACTGCAATATATCAACTTATTAAAAAAAATATGCACGGATTAAATAAAGATGAGTTAGTAAAAAACCTTCGAAAGTATCGTGAAATGAATGACGAGGAAGATTTGTCTGATGAAGAATTAATCCAATCTTATTTAGAAATGTGTAAGTATCATCCTGTTAGTTTCGGTGAGGGTTCGGCCGCCAATCCCGAAGAACTTAAAGTAAGTGCGATGAAACAGTTCATGGAATATGTTAGAACACTATCTCAAAGACTACAAGAAAAGGCTTACCTTAAGAACAAAATAAGTAATTACTTTGTACCTTATGTTGGTTTTTCAGATGACGACTTAAAGAATGTACAAGCAATGAAGAAACATTTTGATGACGAATCTGGTTTAGATATCTATCATACAGGAGGAGGTAAAAAAACTAAATTTTAATTAAAACTAGGCTTATAAAAGTTATAACTTTAAAAATTATTGAAGTAAATAGAAAAAATTTAAAATGAATATATTTATAATAAAAATAAAAAGAAAAATTAAAAAATAAGACATGGCTGATTTACTAATGAAAATGCCGATTCCCTACGAACCGAAAAGGGAGAACCGTTGGATTCTAAGATTCCCTTCATCACTTGGTATTAATGAGTGGTACGTTGAAACAACATCAAGACCGAAACTTACAATCGGTTCGACAGAGATACAGTTTTTAAATACTTCAACATATGTTGCTGGTAGATTTAATTGGCAAGAGTTAGGGGTGACATTTAGGGATCCAATTGGACCTTCAGCTTCACAAGCGGTTATGGAATGGATCCGTTTATGTGCTGAATCAGTTACAGGTCGTATGGGTTATGCAGCAGGTTACAAAAAAAATGTTGACCTTGAAATGTTGGACCCAACAGGAGTTGTTGTTGAAAAATGGATTTTAGAAGGATGTTTTCTTCTTGGTTACGATGGGGGTTCATTGTCTTATGCAACAGATGGTATTGCAAAAATTACTTGTAATATGAGAATGGACCGTTGTATTTTAGTTTATTAATAAATTAATATAATAATATAAACCGTATACTTTACAGTGTACGGTTTTTTTTTACCTTT